GCTTGGAAACCATACTGCGTGGCGCCCCAGTTGACCGCAGTCTCTTGTTGCTGGTAACCATACATCTGGTTCGTATAAGCCAGATTGCTGGAGAGCTGGGCTTGTTGGATGCCATAGCCCTGCATTTGATAGGATTGCTGCTGTTGCTCCTGCTGGGTTTGAGCAGCCCACATCCCGCCGGACAACAAGGCATTTTGAATGTTCGGGTTCGTGACACCCAAAGCACTCAGGGTCTGTTGATCGCTGAGTCCGGTCTGGCCGAGTTGGTTCTGCCGGGCGAACATCAGCAAGCCGCTCATGTCGGTCGTGCCGGCCTGGAGCCCGTTGGGTTGCATGGTCTGGTAGACGCCGAGGCCAGCCTGGCGTCCGTAATCGGACCACGCATAGCGGTTGCCGGAGAATATCTCCTGCATCTTCAGGATATCTTGCTTGCCAGGCCCAACGATATCGAAGAGCTGTGTGAAATCCTGGGCGTAATTACTGACGCCCATCATGTCGAGCTGGCCGGCCATCGAACCGATCGTTGTGGCGTACTTGCCCAAGCTCAAGCTTTCCCGCATCAACGGCAGAGCCTGGTCAGGGGTCAACTGACTGCCCTGGGACATGGCCGCGCCGGCGATGATGGGGGCGAACTGCTGCGCCTGCGGCAGGGTCATCCCGGAGGCGTAGAACATGCGGCTTGCCGCCGCCGTTGTTCCCTGAAGATACGGAGCGTATTGAGAGAAAGCTTGCGCGTCGCTTTGCGACTGAAGCACGAATTGATTACGAGCTTCCTCCGTCGGCAGAGCGAGGTATTGCTGCACGAGATTTTGTTCATCAACCGAACCGCGCACCAAACCACGTGAGCCAGCAATACTTCCGATGATGCCGGCTTGATTGAGTCCAGTGGATTGGGCCAGCTCGATCAACTGGGTCGCTGTTTTCGATTGAGCCGGTGACGACAACCCGCCCAGCATGGTTTGGATCGGCTGTAACTGGTTTTCGACGTCGGAAACCTGCAAAGCAGTATTCTGCGAAATGGTATTCGCTAAAGTTCGGATTTCCTTTTGTTGTGGTGTTTCACCGGCCAGCCATGAGGCAGCTTGAGGAAGCCATTTACCGTACAGGCCAAGACCCATCTTGTAAACATCGATCGGGCTTTTGCTGCCAAAGTCCTTCGACATTTGCTCGTCAAGGAAACTCCCTTGGGCGCCGATTGGATCAATCGTGTTGAGCAGGCCATTTTTCCAATCTCCAGCCATAAACTCGGCGCTGCCTACCACCCCGGCCCTGACCATATTCATTGGAGAAAGACCTTCGTCTGGTGATTTACCAGTGAAGGCATTGAAAGCCGCCATTCCCATCAATGGCGTACCAACCAATGCAGCCGCGCCTAATCCAATGGGAGCCGCTACGGAAGATAGGGCAGTTCCCATCCCCAGGAAGCTGGTTGCGTAGGCTGCGCCGCCGGTCACGATCCCTGCACCCGTCGCGACTTTGGCAGCATCGCCCATCTGGAATACGGCATTGCCTATCGGTCCGCCGCCAATCGCGTATCCAAGATTGGTGAAGCCACCATAGGCTTCATAGGCAAGGCGTCCCTGTTCTTCCTGAGCAAGGGCACGCTGGCTTGCATAGGCCGCAGCACCCGTAATAGGTCCATTGTTTCCATAGGCAACCAACGGCAGCATGCTGGCTTGCGACATGCCATACTGTTCGGCGGATTGAAGTACCTGGCCGGCTGTATCCTTCCAGCCGTAGCCGACCATCATCATTTCCATCATGAAGCGGCCAGCCGGCGTTTGATAGATGGATCGTCCACCTTCGTTGCCGCCGAAGCCGCCGCCATCACGTCCGCGCCCAGAGTTGTAACCACCACTGCCCACATTTAATACATCTGTGCCAGTGTTGATCGTGCGTTCCGGCCCGCGCAAAACAGCGTTCAGCCCTCCCGGCTGGCTTTCAACCCAATCCGCAAATTCAGGATTGGATTGTATGGCAGCTTGAGCGAGCCCGGCATTGTTGCCAAGGCGAATGGCGCGATGACGGCCATCGTCTCCGCGTTGTTCCAGATCCTCACGCATGTCATGCGTGACCGACCCGGCAATTTGCCCGGCGACTGTCTTGATGGCTACCGCCTGGCGCTTGGCTGCCAGTTGAAGCTCGGGATCTTCCTGGCCCAACGCATCAACGTATTTATTGGCGATCTGATCGAGGGCTTTCCAGACCTTCTGCGTCATGGTGGCAGAAGCGGAATTCGCATTCATTCCCTCGGTAACCGCGCCGGAGTTCAAGGCCTGTCCGGTAGCTTGCTGTGCCCAGGTAACTGCCAGATCCACATTGGCAGCCGATAGAGTCTCTTGTCCGTCTTTTACGAGATGACCGCTTTCAACCATCCCATAATTGGGACTGGCGGGGTTTCCATTCCGAGATAATGGTTCGAGTGCTCCCAGGGCTTCATCTCTGAACCCGATTGCATCTTGCGCAGAAAGATCCGCGGCGCGAACTTTCCAGTCCGATAGAAGCGCCGACGTGACACGCAATGATGAAGGCGTACCAGAACCGGAAGGACCACGACCTGCTCCAAACACACCCAAGGATGGATTGTTTGCAGCCTGTCGCCAGGGTCCGGAAAAGGCGCTGTTCTCAGATGAGGTTGCTTGAGACGAAGAAACATGTTCTTCATCTTCAGGGAAGTTGGGCGGAGGTTCAGGCGCGCCTTGAGGTGCGGTCGGAGGATTGGAGGCTCCATGGTCAGCAGAAACTCCATGTTCCTCAAGGCTCTTCGCGTTGAAAGTTGTGGAAGCCGGCTCTGCCGATTTGGCAGGAGCCATGGCAGGTTGAACCGCACGCTTTGCGATCGCTCTCTCTTTGCGCGCTTGCGCCATGGCTTGTCCCATGGGCGTGGCTGAGCCAGCGTTCATCTTAACGACCATGGGATCTTGTTTTTCTTTCGTTACAAACGCGTGGGCGCTGTCGAACTTCTTTCGTTGTTCAGGGGAAAGCGAAGCTCGCCAGGCATCGAATGCCGGCTTAGTCTCTGGCCCGGTACCCAGGAATTTTTGTGCATACTCCGGGAAGGCATTGACCAGATAATCCATCGCTTCATTGGATGTCTGCCAGCCGGAGTTTCCGTCATCGGAAGGTTCGGGAGTGGCAAGATCCACAGGAGGTCGAGGAGGTTCAGGAGGTTGTGCGCCGCCAACCACCGGACGGACTGCGCTCCAATTTCCTGGCATGGGCGGATCCTGCGGTTGCGGAACCGCATGTTTAGGGGTCGGAACCGCAGACCCGCGATCAAGAAGAAAGGCACGATATTGATCAGCGAATTCTTCCGGAACACCATTGGGGCCGCTGGTCACATCACCGTATTTGGTTTCCCAGTCTTCAAGTTCGACGGGGTTGACGCGGTTGGCAGCCTGATAGCCGGCTCGATTTTCTTTATCGAGTTGGTCGCCAAAGGCCTCGTTGTTTCGTACACTGGAGACCGCACGAGCAACCTTGTTGCCACTGGCATCCAGGCCATATTGAATTCTGCCGCTTACGCGTAAATCCCTTGCCATCAGCATGGGAATTCTTTGAGAAGGAGAAACGACCAATGCCCTGAGCTGGCCTGAAGCATCGAAGAAATCGTGTCCTTCCGTGTCCAGGGCTTCCATGGCCTCGAGAGTGCGAGAGCGCACTCCCAGGATGGGATCTCCTCGTACTTCCTGCATCCCATACGGCTGGCCCATGAATTCGGCATCCAGTTGCTGCACGTTGAAACCGATCGGATTTCCTCCAACGGTATCGTTGCCCAGCAAGCCATTTGCCAGACTTCGCAGAGAAGTGGCGACGCGGTCTGCAAGACCGGGTTTGGAACTTAGAGGAACACCGCTTTCAAGAGCCTCTGAGTATTCACGAATATCATCGGCTCCCACCCATACCTGTTTCCAGCCCTTGATGGGACGCGTGGAAAGATTGGGGTTGAGCTGCCCTCCCAGCATCAATCCTTGTCCATCAGGAGCATAGAACCCGGTGGGAAGAGTCTTCCCATCCGGATGAGGAAGAGGAACAACGGATGGGACAAAGCCCTCCCCATTCACTCCATAGGCCGTGACCGGCCCGGATTGAACATTTCCCGCAATGTTTTCGTAAAGACTTTGAACCCACGTCTTGACGGGAGCTTCTTCACCATCGGGAGTCCCATAAGGCGCTGTCGTTCCGCTCCAGGCCGATGTTTCATCGGTTGGATCTTCAAAAGGAACAGCAATGCTATCCAACCCGGCTTCACTGCCGCTGGGAAGCATGGAACGGCGCGCATCCACCAGGGCGTCGCGCATGGAATGAACCAAATGAGTGCTGAATGCCGATTGGGTCGGGTCGTAACCGCGAAACGCGTTGAGACCGGCCTCGGTCAGTGTGCTGAATACATCCCCGATGGACAACCTGGAGCCAGGGTTGTTGATCACGCCTTGAGCGAACTCGCCCATGGTTCCATAATGAGATGACAGGATTAAATTTTGCGCATCGCCAATGGTCCCCACCGGACCAAAGGCAGACAACTCTTTTGCCAAACTTGATGGTAATGGAAGATCTGCTGCATCAGGACGCGCGTGATAGGCGGACGCAATAAACTCCGCTGTCTTCTGTTGAAGCGGAAAAGGGACATTGGTGGATGAAGCCTTGAGTTCATCAAAGAATGTCGATTGATAATTGTCGTCGCGATGCGCTCGTCTCTTTGCCATGATCCTGGTCGGGAGCAGCGAGACCGGAGGCGTAGCCTCGCTGCTCCCATCCTTTCTATGAAGCCTGGAGTGTGCGCGCCAACTCGTCCGCTCCATATTGTTCTGCCTTCTTCAGCGCCGCAATGTCAGCCATTGCCTCTCGTACCCAACGTTTAAAGTAGCGGCGGAAAAACAAGGGCTCCTCGGAAAGTGTTGAGAAGACCGGTTGACCCGTTTGGAACGAACTGATGGCGGTCTCGATCATCAAACTCAACACCACATCTTCCGTACCATTCATCACCGCCTCTTTGACGGTGTCTTCCATCTGCTCGAGGCGCTCGTGATAGCTCGCCTCGATCTCTAGTTTTTTGGTTTGACCGGCCCCCAGGTTGGGATGGCATCGCCGACCGCCGTCCACAACTCATTGACCATCTCGTTCGGCATCGTGCGAAGCGCGGCTTCGATCTGCTCGATGGTGGCGCCTTGTTCAAGGATCAGCTTGCCGCTTTCATCCGTAATGTTCGTGCCGGCAAACGTCAGCGCGATTTCGCGGAGAGCAATTTCGATGTTGGCGATGCGCTTCACGGTCCGGGAACCATCGGGCAGGATGGCCGTCCGCTCCGCGGACAGGAATTGCGACAGAGCCACCTCATCGCCCGTGGTGACCGGCTTGATCTTCCAATACCAGTCAGGCTCGCGCTCGAAGCGATGTTCGACGGGCTGCAAAATAGCGTATTGTCCGAACTTCATGAGAACCTCCAGTTTGAAATCTGCGGCCCTGTTTCCACAGGGCCGGAAACATTATGCGTAGGACTGCCTGGTGTTGACCAGTTTGATCGTGATCGGTGATGCACCGGCAGGATCGGCCAGGAACGTGCCGACGATGTTCATGACGACCACCCGACCCGCCTGGAAGTTGATTGGAGAGGCAGACCAGGCAACGTTCGCCAGAGAACCCTGGGCCACGCCATTCGCATCGATCTCGAGCGAATACGGGGTCGGGGTTGTGCCGGCATTGGCCGCGGCGCTGAACTTGACTTTCACCGTGCCATCTTTCAACATGGTCGCAAGCCAGGCCGAGCCGCCCGCCGGGTCGTACATGATCTTCTTTTGCAGACTGTCATCCACGATCTTGACAGCCATCTGGAGCATGTAGGCCCGCTGGGTGATGTCGAAATTCTGCGGCGTGTACTGGCCCACGATCCACTGTTCATCCAGTGGGATGGATGCCTGGGCCGCGAACGAGCCGGATAGAATGTTCAACTTGGTCCCGGAAGGCAGTTCAATATCGCCCAGAGGAGCAAGGAACTGCGGGCCGCCATCGATCTTGGCAGCGGCATTCCAGGAAGACATACTGGCAACTTTGGCGGGCAATCCGCCGATCAATCCATAAGCGCCAGTCAGGAACCGCCCGCCGCGCCACTGCAACGCAAGGCTGGTGAAGCGCATATCCTGATACTGTTCGCCCCACAAATTGCCTGGTGCGATGCGCGCGGTGAAATAGGGAGCGGCAAACGGATCAGCGCCGAGCGTGAAGGTATGCGTGTAACTGCCGTCGAGACCATCCACGCTGACCACATTCCCGGTCATGCCTTTGATCACCCAGCCCAGAGTGTTCGGGCGGGGGATGACTTGCAACTGCCCGCCGGTCACCACGCCGCCCTTGATGACATCCCGCAGGACGGCGCCGCCGCCTACTTCCATGTCCAGGGGAACGTTGACCGGCGCGACCGACAGACCGCCCTGCGTGAACAGCAGGTAGTCAAAGGAATTGTCGGTCGTAATGGGAGTACCAAAGGCAGTTTGTTCCGCAATACCGATAAGAGTTTTTTCTGAAGCGGTCATTTATGCTCCTAACCGTGTACTCAATAAAGAAAACCGTAACTTGATGTGATAGTCGTATGCCGTCGGTCCGCCAGCCTGAAGCATTTCACCTTCAAACTCGTCCGAGATAACGCCACGCGAAACGTACTCCTTGTCGTTTCCGATGCCGGAAACTTCCATATGCAGAAGCGCCTGCTCCGCACGTTCTCTTACCGTGGAAGCGATCGTGCGCGCCTCCGGTAGAGGCTCCTGATGAGTCACAAGCAGGCAGCGGATCTTGACCGAGAAGCGTCGATAATGCGTGACCGCACTTCCGATCTCCACCTCGAAAATTTCATCCGCCCAATCGCTTTTTAGGCCAGTCACTGCGCCGCCCATCATGGCATCCGGATCATTTTCGTGAATGGTTGCCGAGATACGCGCGACATCCGGTGTTGGATCGCCCTGGATGGGACCAATTTGGACCAGGCCGGCAATTGCCGGATCGGTCGCCGTCGGATCGGTCATCTTGATTAGAGCCAGGGCCGCGGTCGGCTCATCGATCAAAGCGGCTTGCAGCGCGTCCTCTATTCTCGCAAGAATGAGATCGTGGATACCTGTCATCGCAATCCTTCAAAGTCTCTGGAACCGCGGTACCTGCGAGGTCGCTCCAGCAGGATGGTCTTTCCGGATCGTTCCGCAATCTTCAAGCGATATTCCGCCCAGTAATCGATCACTTCCGGGCGAACCGGGTTGTCGGTACGTTCGCCGCTACCCATCTTGAAGCGGTCCAGAATGGATTGCTTGGAACGTTCACTCTCCAGCATCTCTGCTTTCATATAGAGCATGACCAGCTCCAGGTCGCGTGCTGAAACGGTCAGTTCAAAACTGTTGTCGTTTTCGTCAGCCGGCATATTGTGTATGCCGTAATAGGTCAGAAGCACTTGGGCGTTCTGCGTATCATCCAGGACCACAGCGCCCGCGGGGTCGGCATCCAGATAGAGATAGGAGCTGTCGGTGTAATACTGCATGGGACGCTGTGGCGGCGTGCGACGGAAACCGGGGCGATCCCGTCTCAGTGACAGAAATGTGTCCGCCGGGCACTCGACCGTGATCTCTTTGATAAAGTTGTCAGGAAGTACGAACTTCCTCGGGTCCGTTGCCTGTTGGGTGTCCGGATCCACAAATACCTCTAAAGCTACGCGGTCATAGCGCAACGGGTAATACATGGACACATCGTTGATAGCCGAGCGGAACGCTCCAACCAGGCGCGCAGCGGTGTACTTCGTGCCTTGAAGGTCGCCCAGGTCTATCTGTACAGAAGAAACAAGATCGCCCCAGTTCATATCAACGCCTACAGACCACCAATACCATCGAGGGAGCCGGCGCTTTCAACAATCGAGAACATCTCGGGGCGGAACAACTGCATCTTCAGGAAACCGCGCCACGCCAACCTGCGGATCATGCCCAGATCGTCGATCACAGGCAGCAACACGGGATGAGGACGCTCGCCCACTCCATAAACCACGCCTGGGCCACCCATGAAGATGGAAGCGTGGACATGCAGACCGGTGGTTACGAAGTCGCCATCTGCATGCGGCTTCAGCAACGGCTTGTGCAGGGAAATGCGCTTGTTGACCGTGTCAATGCTCACGATGCGACGGGTTTCCTGCGTGCCATCTGCTTCGGTGATGGGAGCGCCAGCAGTGGAGGAGCTCTGGCTGGAAACGGTGATGTACTGACCCACCACAAAACCGGTCACGGCATGCACCTGGATGTAGCGCGTGGAGATCGATTGGCCGACGTTATACACCTTGTCAACGGTGGAGGCCGCGCCCTGACCGGGAACGGTTGCGCCATCCAAGTTAGTCTGCGCAACCACTGCGCCATGGTTCAGCAGGCGGTTACGGTTCGTCTTGATGAACCTCACGCCGCCCCACATGCCGACTTCCGAATTGAATTTCTTCATCGGCTGGGCATACTTCACGACATCGATCCAGTCGCTGCCGGCAGCGGTGCGGATGTCCTTGATGACGCGCGGCGTGGTCGCACAGACCATGTCACGGCTTTCGCCATCGCCGACTGCATTGAGGCCCGGGACCTCGTTCTCTTCCAGGTGAACGCGCACGGTTTCCACGATGTCGGGAACGAAGAGATCGGAAGAAGTCAAACTGGCGCGATCCGCACGGTCACCCGCAAAGATCGGAGTGGGGTGCGAGAGGAACGCGTTGCGGGCAAGAATATCGAGATGGGCGATCATATTCTGGCCCAACTTGCCATCCACCAAACCACGCAGATCGCCGTTGTTCCAGTAGTTGACCAATTCGTTGTAGTCAGAAATTTTGATCACATCGCCATGGATTTCCAGGTCGATGGTGACCGAGCGACTGTCAAGGGACGCACCCTTGAGCCAGACCACGTTCTCGGTGAACGGGTTCCAGTTCGGTTCGGTGTCCAACACTTCGGAATAGATCACCGAGCCGGTGTCGCGCCGGGCGAAGTCCTCTTTCATAACGGTAAAAGGAACCAGCACGGACTTCGTGCGCAGGTTTTCCAGCAACCGCGCCTCGTAGTAGGCACGCTGCCCGGCGGGAAGAGAAGAGGCGGTCAATAGACCGGTTTCAAGTTCGTCAGCCATTCTTTATCTCCAATAAAATTAATAAGATGTCAGAACGCTATGCTCTCTGTGGCTTTTGCTTTGCAGCCCATTCGCCCCATCGATTGAAGGCCGCTTCGCGTTCCGGGGTGCCAAACGGGAAGCTCTCGATGTATTTCGACCAGGCCGCTGAAGTGGTCGGGTCGCTGGCGTTCTGCGGAACTGTCTGCGTTGTCACTTTTGTCGTGCCAGCCGTCAGTTCCTGCTCGCGGGATTGTGCGATGGAATTTGCAAAAGCCGCCATACGCTCGATCGCTTCCTTCTGTTTTGCGGGATCGTCAAGAACAGGGATTTGATCTGCAATTGCCAGGAGGTTGTAGTGCCCAAGATCGCCGATCAGTTTCACTTTCAGTTGTTCGGCCTTGAGCGAGGCATTCTCCTTCTTCAGGGCGTCGCGTTCATCCGTAGCGCCCTTCAATGCGTTGGCTGCATCACCGACCTTGCCTGACCATTCAGTTTCGATGGATTTCCCGTGAGCCTGAAGCTCGCCAATGCGAGTGTTCGCGACTGCGAGTAAATCTTCGACGGTCTTCTTGGACAGGGTGAGCTGTTCGATCTTTTGAAGGGCGCCGTTCAGACGTTCGATCGGTACATACCCTTCGGGTATCGCAGGGGTCGTCTGCGATCCACCTTTGGTCTGCTGAACGTTTGCTGTCGTGTTACCAGCGGAACTTTCAGGGGTCGCGGTGGTCAAATCTTCAGTCATGATTACGTCTCCTCAAATGTTTCTGTCGCCGGAAACTATTCCTGGCGGTATTCCTTGCCTCGCCACTGGGCAACTACCTTCCCCAGATGTCGAGTGAACAGTATCGGCTCAAAGCCAATGCCGCTTTCGCTGATAGTGGATAAAACGATGCCTTGCTGCCAGTTTGGAGATGGATCGTAGGCCGGGTCCAGCCGGCAAAGGCAGTAGCACTCCAATGCCGTAACCACTCCTCTACGCGTTTGCGCATAATGTGTTCCTCCGCGGTGGGTGTGTCCGGTGAGAACACTGGCCGCATAAAACTCCTTTTCGAGCTCGGCGCGTGCCGAATACGCAGACTGCTGGCGGATCCTCTTTCCGTGCTTGACCACCAGTTTGTGGACGTCGCCGATCTCCACCTCCAACTGCACCTCGCCTCGAATGTTGAGTCTTTCAAAGTGCAGCAGGTTCTCCAGTTTCAAAACTTCCAGATCGCTCAACTCCGGATGTTTCCAGAGATACTTTCTCAAGCGGTCTTCGTGATTTCCAAGAATGGCATAGACTCGTGCATGAGGCGAAGCGTCCAGCCATTCCTTCTGGCCTGCGATCCAGGCGTCGATCTCTTTCTGCAATCCTCCGGCTTTCAGAACCGTCGGGTCTTTGTCAAAACTTGAAATGCTGTAAAAGTCCAATCCGTCTGATAAGGTGACCCGGACATCTGGGTCGAAATCCCGGATGATCTGCAAGGCAACCGAACGAGCGTTTTCATCCTGAAATGGGAAGTGCTCGTCGGTGGGGAATGCAACCCTAAGATCCATCGGCCTCCGGCGATGATGGTTCGGGTTTGTCAGCCTTCGGCTGAGGAACGGACGCCGAGCGAATGGCCTTCATCGCCTTTTCAATGGGCGCCCAGTCCTCGATCATGCTCATCATCTTCACGATCTTCTCGACCTCCGCAATGCCGTGACCGAGCTTTGCTTCAGCCGTTTCCAAACTGATGGCCGGCGGATTGGTGGAAAGCAGCTTCACAACTTCATCCACCAACGCCACCTCATCACGCGGCATCACCTGGTTGAAGACCGGCAGCACGCAGCGGGTGATCAGTTGATCGGCCACGCCAGGCGTCACATCGGAGAATTTTTTCTGCGCCAGAATGCGGCCCGTGATGGTGAGCGCCTGCATCAATCCGGTATTCAGGTAGCCGCGCGAACGCCGGACCGCCTTGAGCAGAGGCCACATGCGGATCTCCAGCGTGACACCGGACCGCTGTCCGCCGCCGTCGTCTTCCCCGAATGCAATCGGAGGCGCAGAGGAAGAAACGCGGCTCCAGTCATAGAGAAAATCGATGTACTTGAACATCTGCTCGGGGACCGGAGTTTCGTTCTTGAGCATCCCGACTTCGGGAGTTTCTCCATTGGCTCCGTGCGTGCGGCCCAGGTCCCAAAGGGCCGAAGGATCCAGGGGGAAATTCGTGGTGTTGAATGTAGAGGGAAGATTTCGTCCCCAATACACGGGATGAGAGTGATAGTTCAACGCCTCGCCGGTGTCGGCAATGCGCATGTTGAGTTCATCCTGCACGGAATACAAATCATCCGTAAGAGCTTCGCCCCACCAATCAATGGTGCGGATGCGCGGGATGTACACGTAGGGGATCACTCCCCAAGGATTTATGCCGCTGTAGATGTCGACCCTTTTCCCATCGATGGTCGTGGTGTATTCCTTGGCGGTCCAGTGTTCGCACTTCAAAAGCGGAGTGCCGCGGTCGGCGGTCTCGATTCCGTATAAGGCGCGCGCCTGTTCGGGGAGGATGTTCGTCACCTGCCAGCATTCCAGGATCGTGTCCGGATCACTGGGATCGAAGATCGGGTAGAACCCATCCAGTGGGATCTTGATCCAGCGCAAATGGGAGCGGCGTGATAGATCGGGAACGACGCGCAAAACGCCGGCGCCTTGAAGGTTGCGGTCGAACTCCAGTTCCCAGAACATGGAAGCGGCATTGCTGTCTTCCATGAGCCGCGTCACATATTCCACTGCCGCGGTTTCCACCGCGGTGATCGGTTTGGAAGATTGAGTTTTCCACATCAGTACAGAGCGGGCGTCATCCCATTCTCCGAATGTCGCGTCCGTCATGGCCTGCACGATCATCTTGATCAGATTGATCCCGACCGGGTAGAGCAGGGGTCCGCCAGCTTCGCCGACCTCTTGCGCGACAGGTTCCATGAAAATCTGGCCGCTGTAATAACGGACCGCCTTCCAGCGCAGAATGCGAAGGCTTTCCCAGGTATTGCGAACGAACGGACTGACGTCCGCCAGATCGCCGAGTTCATTGGGCCGAAGTACCAGCGCAAAGGGGTCCATCACATCTCCGGAAAACAAAAAGGCTCTGGGAAATCCCAGAGCCTTCCAAAAGTTTGGTCAGGCGGCGGCTAATCTGCCACTTTCAATTTTCGTGTGTACTTGATTCCCTGGCTGCTGCCGCCGATCTCGATCACGGCGGGCTCTCCATTATGAACGACGATCTTGGAGATGAACGAAATCCCGTCCGAGCGAACCAGGTGGATGAATTTCTGTTGATTGGGGCTGACTTGCCTCTCTTCGGAGGCGTCGCAGTCCAAAAGCTCGATATTGTGAAGCTCGCCAAATCCGACTTGACGCGCCACATCCAGGACGCGAATTTCATCAGGCCGTAGATGTAGATATTTTAACACGGGTTTGCCAATTGCGTCAAGTGTATTCCGTTTGGAACTTAACTGTTTAGTAGGGCTAGGGCATGTCATCGGGGTCTCTTTGGTCCAATCTTTTGTCAGTAGTATAAAAACCTGCCCCTCGGTAGGTCACCTGTGGCGAACTGTACACCTGTACCAACTTCCCTTTGCATTCTTTGCTGTGCCGTTTTGGGTGCGGCTCCGTCATCCCGTGCTCCACCTCGATGACCTGGCCGCATTTCCGACAACGGAAACGATAGACTGCCAATGTTCCTCCTAAAGTGTTTAAAATTTGTGGATACGACATCCATTAATGCGTGCAATGTATCCGCAAAACACAAGCCGCAGAAATACGAAAAGGCATTTACACTCCGAACCGTCCACACCCCGAAAGGATGGACGATCGCAGACCAGATCTCTTGCATTGGAATTTGGTAAACAGGGAGGCTGTTGCCGCGCGCCACAAAGAACAAGAACACATTGATCGTCTGAAAAACCGCCTGATAAATAAAGTAGATGTACCCCAGCCGGATCGCGGTGCTGATCACCGGGAAATGCGAACGAACGGAGCGGTGCGGCATGAGTCTGGCATAGGGTTTCCAGATCATCTGCCATATCCAGGCCGGAAGGTCGCCAAAATACGTGCGGATCATGTGGATCCCAATGTAACCCTCATCGAGATCCAGATCCGGACTCAACAGAATATTCGATAAAGATCCCAGCGCCATATACAGAACCAGGTTGGCCGGCTGGCCTTGAAGGAGAAGGACAGGAACAGCCGCCAACGTGCCGCGGATCGTAGCGGCGGTATGGGTTTTGCCGTCTGGCATTATCGTCGTACTCCATTACGAACAGTTCTGTGATGGCGGTTGCGGGGAGGTGGAACCGAACCGCGCTTTTCCTTAGCAGTTTCTGGATTCACAAATCGTTTCAGGTAAGCGATCATTGCCAGGGTCATCACCAGGTCCTGTTCCTCATTCTTGTCATCTTCGCGGTGGTAAGCCATAAGTTGCTTGTTCAATCCTTCAATTCTTGGGTAGCGCAGTGTGTGGCCGGCCAGCGCCAAAGACAGGGAATTGATCAGGGTGTCTTTGAGGCCGCCGAAATACAAGGGATCGATGGTCAACCCGAACGCCTCGAAGCCGAGTTCGTCCAGCGCCTTTTGAGTTCCGGTGACATCCATGCCCTTGGCCTCAGGGACATATTTCTCCATGGCGTACTTGAAGGAATTCAGGAATGGAGTGTAAGAACCTTTCCCGGATACCCAGTGGAAATACACCATCTGCGATGGGACCTTTGTCACGTCGAATACCATCACGCAGGCCGCATTTCGTTTGGGGGGATTTTCGGTGCCAGGATCGCCGGCTTGCACGTACACGTGACCAAGCTCCACAGGAAACTCCATCAAGACTGTCCCCACTCGAGGCCATTCTTCGATGTTATATCCCGCTTTGGGATGCGTCGCTTCTGAGACAGCTTCCGTCATTTCGTCATTCAAGCTGGGATCCGTGCAGGCGCGAATGTGATTATGCGGGAAGGTGCTCATCCCGTAATCCGGAAATTCGGCGTCCAGCTCGATCTTCGCGTATTCCGCCGGGAACTCCGCTTCCATCAGCTCGATCTGCTCGTTGGTCAGACGAGTATTGTCCCGGGTGCGCACGCGCATGGAGAAGTAATGCTTCAGCGTTTCCAGCGTGGCTCGTTCGTGGCCCGGAAGGCCGATCTCGAAGCGCGTCCTGAACCATTCGACCGGCGCAGGCGTACCCGTGACATCCAGGCGCGCCATGCGGGTCGTTCCATCAGGGCGTGTTCCACGCAGACGACCGCGCAAAACCTTGACCGCTTCGCCGTCTTCATCCAACTCGCCTTCGTCATAGTTGATCCGGTCATACTCATGGCCGCGGATGAACTTCGCTCCCTGGCCGGCGGTGCGGAATTCGTAAACGGAACCATTGTAGAATTTCAAAATGGGATAAGGGCGCAGCGTGCGTTCCACGATCAACCGCTTGAAACGTGGATTGTTTTCCGACCAGGCATCCACCATGTCGTAAGCCAGCTCGGCTTGCTTGGCGGTGACAGAAGCATTGAGCGCCCTAAAATGAGGAATGGACAAACAATCGGTCGCATAAGAAGCCGATGTTCCGGCAGTTTTTCCTGAGCCAATCCCGCCAAGAAATGTGGTATTCAGGACAGGGATATGATGCCAGACATACTGATACGACAGCGGTTCCCAACCAAAGAACCACTGGGTAGCCAGGTGAAAGCCGCCTTTCTCGCGAAGGGCGGCTTGCAATATGACCTGGTCGTTATTGGACAGCAACGACATCCAACTCCTGTGTGTGCGAGTCCGTGGGTTCACCTGCCTGGAGCGGGTGAGAGGCACGGTACTTCTTGATGATCTCGGACGCGTAGCTTTTGGAAACGCCTTCATCGCGAGCTATCTGGGACGGACCAGGAATAAACTCAAGCGTGGAATTCTTTTCCAAGTAAGCCAGTATCCTGGTCTCCACTTCGCTTGGGCCGTTCGTTCGTTCGGCGGAGCGAACGAACGGGCGAACGCCCGTAGACCGGTACCTGCCGCGGGCAATCGTGGTCAATCCTTTGAGATCCACGTGCAGATACGCTTTCTCGTCCGACTTCTCCCAGGCTGCCTTGAGGGTGTCGTTCCAGACTTTCAGTTCCATCTCGAACTTTCCGAGGCCGGAAAGATAGATCATCTCGGCCCGCACAGCCATCACGCCGGAGATCTCGCCGGCAAAATACGCCAGGATGGAAGCACCCACGCCCAGGAAGACCACGACCAGCCAATCTACGAATCCCTGGAATGCCATCGGGATCGTGGTGCCCGTTATGCTTTGCGCCAGACCGGTGGTGACGGAGATCGCCAGGGCGATGATCAATCCGATCCACTCCTTGGTGGCGCTGATCTTCAACTTACCATCGTTGATCAATTCCCGGCCTTGAGCGCGGGCGCGGGTGAAGCCGATCATGGCGATAAAGCCTTCCACGCCAATCATGGCGGATGCGCCGTCCACCCAACTTCCAATGCCCATGCCGTTGCGCGACGCCAATTCAAAGAACTTGTAGCCGGTTCGCATGGCCGCCTGGACGATGGCCGCGATGCCGGTGATGATCGTCAAAGGAAACTCAATCCCAAGATCCCGGATCGAGAAAGCCTTTGGCGCGACCGGTTTCGGGTTGGTGAATATAAACCGGCGCTCAAATCGTGCGATCGCCTGCATTTCCGCTTCGTCCAGCTTTTGCAGGTCTACAACTCCGTTCTCTTCCATTACGCCTCCAAAATTGGAAAACCATTTTCTTCGTACTGGTAGCCGTGATAAACACCCATGAGCCTTCTGAGCTCATCCGGCTCGATCCTTCTTGCTTCAGCCAATGTGTGGTGTTTCCGACACAGGCTGATTACATTTTCCAGAATATCCGGCCCTCCCACGCCGATCGGAATAATGTGATGACCGTCCAGATCGTTCGAGCAGCCATCCTTGTGCCACAGACCATACAAACAATAGCCGTCACGCTGCCGGGCCAGGCGAGTGATGTTTGGCGCGACGACGCGCCGGGGCTTTGGGCAGGAAGGCATGTTGTAAGGTCAACAACTCGCTTGCCGGATGCAGACGGGCAACCGGGATCTCGTGACAGGGAAAGTCTCTCAAGAGGTTGATGGGAGCTCTCTCGATCTCGTGTTTGAAAGCGTACCCAATGACGATGGCTTTCTGATTGGGTATGGATACCGCGGTCAGCAGAATGATGCTGGACCGGACCGGTTTCCAATAAGGCCACTGCAAGTAACGATAGCGGACGTTCCTTGTAAGCATGGTGGCTTTGACATCGATGGTGTAGCCACCGACTCGCATATCCACCCCGTTGTCAAAACGGATATGCAGGGTTTCCTCCAGGTTCAGGAACCGGCGGGCTGCCAGTTCGCCGGCAGCCCCGATCAGTTCAATGTCCGTTCCGTACTCGGAAACGTGATGCGACGTCTTGTTGTGCTTCAGTCTCTCCTGTGCAATGGCTGCCAACATCTTCCAGGAGCCACTCAGGTCCATTATTGGGCTGGGATGGACAGGGGAGATGGAGCGATATCGCCGAGATCCACCTTCATCAACTGGACGGCTTCCTCGATCAGGTTGCTCAGTTGTTCAGAGCCGATCGTGATGCCGTATTTGGCGGCCAGTTGGATCAGTTGCATCATGGCCGCTTCTTTCTTCTTGGAGCCGTCCCAGTCACGATAGGCCGGGCTTTGTTCCAGGGCAGCCACAACGGTCGCAGCCAGCGACTTGAGGAAATTCCAGTGGTCAGCGCCGGCCTTGGTGGACATGTATGCGTTGAACTGATGCAGATAATACGATCCGATACCCACCAGGGCGGTCAGCAGCAAGGGCAGCAGGGCCTGGAGCAGGGTGGAGAGAATGTCGCTCGTTGGGTTCACAAAAAACTCCTTTTCAATTTTGGGCGGACGATTAAATTACGTGAATACTTAATAAAGTTGTTTTATCGAGTATCTATGTAATTTAATTCCTCGCCGCTTCGTTTGCATTCGGATTGTAGCGGCACTGTTCCAGTCTGTCAAGGGTTGCGCACCATTTGGAAATCAATCTTTCCAAAAATATCAAATGTGTTTATAATCCCCAACTGGAACTCATCTCTTCCAGTCAATAGAACAAATGTTCTGTTAGATTGTTTCTGTTGTCGGAAACTTTCGGAGGCTTATGCTTAACGTTTTGAGGGTACGCACGTTTGAAATGGACAATCACGGGGCGATGGAATATTCACGGAGCACGGAAGATGACGCAGGCGCGATGGTCGCCGAAGCTCCCCGCATCTCTCTCCAGGCGCCCTGGGATTTTCCGGGCGAACATTATGACAAGATCAAAGTCACGCTCAACTATCCCTACCCCCTTCCAGGCGAGGCTATCGAAAAGCTCCTGGCGGTCATCGCAGAGGACGGAAAACTCGTCATGCACATTCCGCTGGAAGCTGCTCTCCAATGCGCGCATTTCAACCTATACGATATCGTCCGAGCCATGCACGAGCACGGGTTCACGGCAGACACCGTGCAAAGCGTTGTTGAATTTGGGTATGGATTTCGGATCCTCTTCCGGAAAGGGTTCCTCGGCCAACTCGTTCCCGTTCCGGAAGAATTCATGTCTTTGAAAGAACAGCGGGAAGATCTTGACTTCGGATATCGGCTGCATCAAATACATGGAGCCAGGTAAAAGCCTGGTTCGACTTTTTGACCCTTTCGATTTTTTCAAGTCGACTTTTGGACTGTTGCGGTACAGGGGTATTTATCTCTTATTTTTTGTCGTTCGCCAGTGAACGCCCCACCGTCCGTGTTCACCATGGTGTCTTCCCGGCCCGCTGCCGCGGGCTTTGGCACTGCACACCATGAACTCTTGTTCACCCAGCACGCAAGATGCCTACGGCGCAGTTTTTGTGAACAGGGAAACCTGTATCCCATTCCAACTGAAAGGCATTTGCCATGTCCACCGAATACCGCATTGTAGAAGCCAGTTTTGTTCCTGAGGTTCACGTCGTTGATGAAGGTACGTTGTTTGAAGAAGCTCAATTCATGGCTGATGAGCTCTCGCGTTCATCTGGTCATGAGTGCTATCTCGAAGGCTATTGCAAAGTCCATGGTTGGACCCGTTGCTTCGGCGGCTACTGCGAAGAGTGCTGTGATGAGTACAACGAGGAGCGTATTCGTGCGCAGATGGATCATCTGGGAATTGATCCGGCTCGCGCTCTCGAAATGGCTACTCAAAGCGACAGTGTGTACGCAATCCCGAGCATCCGAGAACGTGACGATATGTGCTGGGATGAAGTGTGACTTCTCCAGGCGAACCAGATGCCTAACGGCGTTTCGTTCGTTGAGCGTCTGCTCATATCCTACTCTGGAGAAGATCCAATGCGTAACTTAATTCCTGTAATTGTGCTTGTGCTTGCTCTCGTCGCTGTTTCCATCATTCTGCATCCAGTGTTCGTTATGCTGGCAGCCGGCTTCGACACGCTCAAGGCGTTCGGTGGATAGCACATGTGCAAAGTCATCAACATCCGAGATCGCAAATCTGGCGATGTGTATATCGGGCGCAAAGGGCATGGGGAAGACGGGTACTTTGGTAACCCGCATCCTATTGGGTGGTGCTCGATATGCAAAGTACATCACGATCGTGCTGGCTGTATTGCAGCATTCAAGCGCATGTTCTGGAAACGCATTCACGAAGATGCTGAGTATCTGCGGCGTGTGCGTGAACTTAAAGATAAGCGGTTGGTTTGCTTCTGCAAGCCGGAAGCCTGTCATGGGGATGTGATCGTTGACTGGTTTGCAGCCGGATGTCCATTGTGAATTGCGACGAAACAGATGCCTCACGGCGTTTGTTTCGTTGAGCTGCGGCTCGCATTTCAACCTATGGAGGTTTCGTATGAAACTGAAATCGTTTACTGATGTTGATCCTGTTTCCCCGCACACCGAAGCGTGCATCTTTGCTTCTGAGCGTGGGCAGTACAGCGCCGATACAACCGCGATCATGCTGGAAGCGTTGAATGCTTGCAGGAAGTATCGTCGCAAGCGCGTCCTGCACCTGGCGTTTACCCCTCAAGGTTACTTGTCCATCGTCATGATGGAAAAGGGGGAGCGATGCAACGTTCCGACGTTGGATACTTTGTCGATGACGCTCTACACCGAAGCCGACATTCGGGCAGCGTTTGAGTGGCTGCATCGGAAAAGTGGGATTTCGTATGTCGAGGGCATGCTCGATGGCAATTGCCCGTTCTAAATCTGCGTGAAGAGAGAGACGGGTCTATATCGTTCGCCCTTCTTTCTCTCTCATTACTCTCAAAAGTCCCAAATTCTGGCTCGAATTCACCTCAAAAAGGCTCAAAGGAGATCCAATGAAAATCGATGTATTTTCCGACGGCGGGTGCAAAAATAATGGCCGTCCCGATGCGGAAATGTATGGCTCAGTCGCTGTGGATGTGAACGATAAGCCGCATTCCTTCCACTTTCAGGATCGGGAAATGGCGGTATTCCATCCTGACTTGAAAGACTTTGAGCATCAGACCAGCCCGATGGCCGAGATCATGAGCGCCTTTTATGCTCTCTTGTACATTGCTGAATTGCAGGCGCGCGGCAATAAAGAGCAGGTCGTGCTGCATACAGATTGCGAAGATGTCGTGGGGTGGCTTACGCAGAATTACAAGATCAAAGCGCCTCATCTGCGCGAGCCGATCCTGAATGCAAGAAATCTTCTGGCTGGCCTGAACAATGTCAGGATCGTTCAGGAACCACGTGAAGTGCTACTGGCACGACTAGGCCATTAGGCTCGTTCGTGCCGTATATGTGCCGATTGACAAAACAGGGGGTTGGAATAATAATAAGCCACTTGTAAGCTAACTGAATAAACCAAAAGAACCAGATGCCTTACGGCGTTTGGTTCATTGAGCGCAAGCTCAAAATCATTCTCAACAGGAGTATACAATGCAAATCAAACTTTCCAACGAAGACGCGATGGTGTCGGCCAAAGGTCACGTAACCCGTGCGCCGCGCTCGACCAAAAAGGAAGGCACCAATGTTGTCAACGTGCGTGTCGCTTTCGATCGCTCGTGGACCAAGAAACAGAACGGCCAGGAAGTGATCGACGATAATGGACAGAAGGTCTGGGAGCGCAAAGGCAACATCATCGAGTTCGCGGTGTGGGGTCCGCAAGCCGACAAAGTGCGCACCATGAACATCCGCAAGGGCGCAGTGGTCGAAGTCACCTTCAGCCTGGCTGACCTGTTGGCCGAACGCTATCAGCCGGAAAACGGCGATGCTTACGAGAGCATCAAGACCAGCCACACCACGTCCCTGCGCTTGCTGGAAAACGGCAAGGACGACGGAACCAATGATGTCGGCGATGCTCAGGCTGACATCCCGCTGGAAGAGCAGCCGGTCGCTGAAACCGTAATCTAACAATCGAATAGCTCGAACCCAAGCCCTGTGATGACCTCACGGGGCTTTTTCGTTTGAAAGGAGAACCCGATGTACCCGATGCAAGTCACAGGCAGTTTGGTGGATGATGTCCACATTGGCGAAACTCCAATCGCCATTCTTCAAGCCAACAATTTCCTCAAGTGTGGAAACGATCCGTTGGTGTATTTCAGTGTGATTACCAAGACGTTGACTGATGCCGGTGTCACAAAGACGGTATGGGCTTCCACGGCCCGTCAGTTGCTCGGCAAGGCAGTCCTCGCTCTGGTCAATGCGGCCAGCCTGGAGATGGATCAGGCGGCAGCAGAGCGCAAGAAGGGGAATACCAAAGCGACCAAGCCGGCGGATCTGTATCGCAAATATTCGGCGGCTTTGCGCGCAGCAGCCGGATTGAAAGTGTCCAGCTCGCTCCTGGCAACCGAGACGCTCAGAGAGCTGTATCTGGAACAGACATTGGGGGACGGCGATCTCGAAACCGCCGATTACATAGACGCATACACTGGCGAGACCGAATTGACCTTCGAGCAATTGATTGCCAGTCTACCAGAGCGCCATCCGATCAATAGCCGTGACGAAGGCGAGTTGAAGCTCCTGCAAATCATCTTCATGCCTGGAAAGGATGATGGAGATGGATTTGACGGCGTCGCCCCGATCATTTCCACTCCAGGCACGGAACTGGAGCGGCAGGCTGAACAATGCCGTGAACATCTCGGCTGGGATGACAATACCGTCAAGGCTTTCCTGGCGGCCAACCGGCAGTTCATTGGCGGCGAAGATGAAGAAGAGCCGGGAGAAGACCGCGGCTTCGTTCCCGCAACCTTGCAAGAGCGCGAACTGGTCATTGATCGGCCAGCGTACTATCAAGCCATGAAACTAGTGGCAGCCTTCAACAAGCGTCGCAGTGAAATCTTCGAGCGCATGAAGATCCTGAAAATCAACCAGCAGAACTGGTACAAGGAATTCCGTATTGCGCTGACTGCCAGCGATGAATACACGGATTTGCTGAATGAAATCGAGCGCCTGGAAGCGGTGGACATCACAACGGCGGCAGCCGTGGCGCTCCTGGTCGCGACCACAGGATCATTGGAAGAAACCGGTGAAGATGTGATCGCGCAGGATGGGTACGGTTTGATCGCATCTGATTTCCGCCCAGGGCTGATCCAGTACATCGAAGCCTGGCAGGATGACCTGGTCGAGCTGATCAACGACTCCAGTCCGAACGGCGTGTTTCCGACAACGGAAAGCGACATTGAGCGTTACGATCAAGTAACGCTTCGGATGCTGGCGGAGAAAATGCCGGAGTATCACGTCAACCCAATGCAGACGCGCTCGTGGAATATGGCGTATTTGCAGGCGCTGGCGAACGGCGCGACATTCCAGGAAGCCGATGAGAGCGCATGGGCAGCCTGGCGCTTCGCAATGTCTTCGGAAGCAGCGGATGCTTACAACAAGGAATATCTGCGCACGAATGATCGCAAGCAAGCCATGCGCGCATTCTGGCAGAAGGCTCCGTTGTGCGTTCCTCGTCCGCAGGAACACATCAAAGCCATTCGTGGGGATAAGATGGGTTTGGTGCTGGTCGAGAAGGAACGCCGCATTGACTGGTGGGTCGCCACACGCAAGGCAAAGAACAACGAGTTGGCCTTGACCGAAGAGACCAAGACCAGGCTCAAGGCGGTTCTGGCGAACATTCCGCAAGCCAAAGAATTCCTGGCAGTCCTGTAATACAAAAGGAGTAGGTGCGCAAGCACTTACTCCTTTTTTTTGTGTGCCTCAAGGAACGCCACATGCCTGACGGCACTATTTTTGGTAACTATAAATTCTTACTATATCAAATCTTCTGGTTTGTAGACCGCGGGATGTTTGATCTTCTTGCGTCTTTTATTTTCTTCTTTCATAGTGTAATTCTCCAGTTTTTTCCATTCAAGAGTTGATTCAAAGTCTTCAACTCTTAATCCTGCAATGGGGTGCTTAGATTTTATAATATCTTTGTTTGCTTTGAATAAAAGATGTACAAACTCACCACAATAATATTTAGGGTAACTATATACCTGACGCATGAAAGCAATTTCTTCGCATAGCGGGGGGGTAAAATGACATGTAAAAATCTGTGCCTTGAAAACGTCATTATGGCTAAAAATAATTTGTGTAATTTAATCAATGAATTTATTGATACAATATTGCACATGACAAATAAATTTCGGGTTGGAGATATTGTTTATGTATCAAGATCGAGGGCGAGACTTGATATAAATGCTCCATCAGCATTATATAGGTCTGAGATTGTTGAAATCAGAAATCGTTCTGCTAAGATCAAGCTTCTTGAAGATGTTTCTAGTTTTATACCAACATCTGCATTAGTAAAACGGCTGGGGATATTGGTTTTGAAAATCGGTGATTTTGAGAGTGAAGATAGTCTTCTTAATCCTCTAAGGGAATCTTTACGCCATTATTTTAGTTTATTGCTCTCAGAGGGAGAAGTCTTATATTGGGATGTTAGAAGTTTAGATGAACTAAGCCGATTTTGGAAGACGCAAAATAATCATAATGCTATAACTCATGTCATACTTGTTGGTCACGGAAAATCTAATTCGATAAAATTTGGAGATACATGGAAATTATCTAAAGAGATCAATGATATTTTGAATTTGGATGGAGTGTTTCCAAAACAATTTATATCTTTGTGCTGTGAAACTGGGATCGCTAACTTTGGCAAGATGTTTTCTCAACTTCCTGTTTGCGAGTCATTGATAGCTCCTTTTCAAAGTATACATGGATCAATAGCATCTCAATTCTGTCAAACTTATTTCAACTATTTATTGTTGCAAGGTAAAACTTCTGGAGTTTCTTTCAAAAAAGCACGAGATGCCACACCAAACGCTACAAGTTTTCGCAGATGGAAAAACGGAAAATTGATAAGTTAAAATTGGGAGATGAAATTAAAACTCACGGGTTTTCTAGTTGCCAATGTTGCTATGCCAATAATTGTTGGGGGATTTATGAATAGCCTTCTTACTTCTCAACATCTTGACCGCTATCTTGCAGAATTTGATTATCGTTATAATACTCGTGGCGAGAAAGACGGAATAAGAATGATAGAAGCAATCAAGAAATCGAATGGTAAAAGATTGCAATATAAGGAATTGATTGCCGGATAGCATCGGAAAGTAGCATTAAAAGAAGTGTGCCGCAGATGAGATTTGAACTCACATCCATAAACTTAGTAGGTTTCCGCTCCTCCCTTGAGCTACTGCGGCACACTCATATTCTAGCACTAGGATAAAATTATGGCAGAAACAAAGAAGAAAGTAAAAAAGAAGGTTGTCAAGAAAAGAAGTAGCAAATACAATAAAAAGATTTCTCTTTATGGCATGGATGAAAAAGATGTTTTGAAAGAGTTATTGAAATCGCCCCCTATTCCAAGCGGAGAGATCAAGGATAAAAACAAGGAATAAATCTATGAAAAGAATTGGTAGAGGAGTTGCGAGAAATGTGGCAAAAGCCAGCGTCAAAAACGATAATTGTATGGTATTGATTGTTGTTATGATTTCGCTCTTATTATTGTTTGTTTGTATAGTAAATGCACTAGCAAGATAATATTAAGCGAGTATCATCTAATAATAGAATAAGACTTATCTTACAAGTATGCCGATGAAAGCCCGATTTGAACCATTGAAGGTTTTTCACCCTCAACAGATGCTCAGTCTATCCCATTAAGTCCATTCCTCTCATCTTTCCGATTTTATTTTAACAAGAAAGTTAATAACGATTTAATAGCAAGTCCATTCCGCAGTATTTGCGGTTGCCATGTTGTCTTGATTATTTTCATATCTTTCTATTATTGCGATTACTTTTATGTAACAGTTCTTGTTTAATAAGCCTTGATAGAGTTCGGAAAAATCCTCTCTTGTGAAATAAATATACCACCTTTCCAAATATCCTCCGCTAGGTGTTATTGTTACACAGAAATATTTTGGTTCTATACTAGCGTCATATCCCCAATTGTAGTAATTGCATAATTCGCCTGTACCAGTCAATGCAAATTTTTTGTAAAGATTGTTTGGCATATTATACTGAACTTCTTTGGCGGTTAAGGTTACACCCTCTTTTTGCATCCATTCGTGCAATCCGGAATCGGGATTGGCAGTTGCCAGTTCATTAATTTGTTGCTGGGCGGTTTGTAAAAATTCTATTTGAGATGGGGTTGGCTGTATTGGTGAACACCCCGACATAAGAATGATAACTATTATCCCGAAGAGTTTAACAAGGAAAGTCTTCATTTTGATTCTCCTCTTGAATTATTCTAATCATTATAGTTTAAAAACCATAAAAGGAAAAGGAAATATGATTCAACAATTAAATAACAAGGTAAAATGGGGTCTATGGGAAAACTTAAGTTTACATGGACTCTTTTTTGGCAGGGCATTATTGCTTTTTGTCTTGTGTTATTGGGGGAGTTGGTAAACGATATGCTTTTATCTCCTTCTGGCTACTGTGGGAGTAGCATAGTTCTTTGTCGAGTTGTTCAAGTAATCGTATTTATAATAATATTACTTGTTGCCGGTGTTTTGGCTTATATAATCTGGAAGTTAATGTCGAAGATTGCTAAACAATTTTCAAAATTTAAATATTCATTTCAAAGAAAAAAAGAGGTGGATTTTTCCCCATATATTTATCGAGATGGAAATATTATTTATATGAAAATTAGTTGCCCTCAAAAATCATTTTTATATGCTGTTTGCAGTTATTCAGTTAAATATCTGAAGTCGAAAAGAGAAGATCATGAAATTAAAACAAAATCTGACTTGATTAACAAAATGATTTCTGATGCAATGATTGGAGCAACCGGGAAGCAGTCGTCATGGTTTGATTATGATTCGATAAAAATTAAGAAAAATACCTTTGGGAGATTACATCTATTTGAAATTGATCCAGACAAAGAAATATTTTGTTTATATAGAGATTCAGGAATGCCAAAAAGATTTCGAAACGATGAACTTTTTCCAAATTTAGAAGAAATTTCTTTTCAGCGTGGAGAATATGACTTTGAAATAACAATATCCGCGAGAGATTTTTTAGGTAGAGTTTTTATGCAACGATTTCCTTATCATATAATATATGAAGGATAAAAATGACAGCCCATTTCTACACAAAAAAATTAGCCCATGCGTCAAGTATATAGTTACCATATTTAGATATATCGTTGCCAGAAATTGTCCCAGAAACACCAATAATCAATTCGTAATCGGCTTTCCATATATCGAAGTCGCCAATGCCTTTTGTAGAAGTTTCGTCATAAGGAAAAAACTCTCTGCTGTAAAGTCCTGTTGCAATATAGAATTTTGTAATATGTCCTATAAAACCGTCCATGCCAGCATAGCTTGCTAACAAAATATCTATATCCTTGTTTGGAGGAATTCTTGTTATCTCGCTCAAAAATGGGCGCTCCTCTGTTGGCAAATCTTTTAGATATACTGGCCCAATAGCAGTAATTCTTATCGGTTGAATGATCAGATTTTCTAAATAATCATTGTCAGACTTGTTTGTTATCCTTAAACTGATACATCCTGAATTATGTCTAATATCACCATCAAGAATTTCCTCCACCCTGATTTTAGAAATGAGATTTTTTGACCACAGTCTAATTGCGACGCTACCAAAACCAATTAAAGGAATTGTGAAAACAAATGCTATCAATATCATATTAACGATAGAACAAATTGCGAATTGAGGAGGGCAATGAACAATATTCATGTATCCCCCAAGAGTTGCTATGATGGTTGCGAGAATCCCTATTAATAAACTTCCCACCACAATCACCAAATAGGATTGGAATATTCTTTTCTCCATGCCATCTATTTTACTCCCCATGCTATACAAAAAATGGGCCATACGTCAATTACACGATACTTTATATTTTGCGCATCGTGCAGGTGCCATTCGGCGCTATTCGGCCAATTTTCGACCGCCCACCGTGTTTGCCGACGGCGCGCTGTTGGACAATATTTGAACCCCCAACTCTATTGACAGGCTGGAATAGTTGCGTTACATTTGGAAATTATAACACCATAATCACAAAGGATAAGTCTCAATGACACTTCCTGACATCGGAAACACCTTCGACGCCGTCATCATCCAGCCCTTGGAAAAGTTTCCGGTAGTCGGAGAAATCGTGAAGGGCAAGATCCTGGACCAGGTGGGCAGGTTTCAATTGCGGAACAGCGTGATTCAAAAGCAACCGCGCTTCATGATCTCGGCGGAATTTGAAGCCGCGTTATGGGATCACATTCGAGTCATGCCGGCGCAATCGCTGCTGCGTCCACCGCTGGATACCAATGTATGGGAACAGCATCGCAGAACGAAAGCCGGCACACACTGGTACTACCGGAGACCATATGCTTGACGTGACGCTCTTTCACATCCGTTTGGAGTTGGGGTTCAAGTTGATGGAGGGGATATTCACAGCATTTTCGTTCATGCTTGGCACAGTGAGAAGTGACGAGTTCATCCTGATCGGGATCAGTCTCCTCGGCTGTGCGCACTTCTATCTTTCCGTCTGGTAAATATGACCCATATCATCAATTCAGATCTCATTGGCGTCGAGCGCGGCGTTATCTGCCACCAAGTCAATTGCCGCAAAGTGGCCGGGGCAGGTGTGGCGCTCCAGATCAGGCGCAGATGGCCGCAGTGGTACGCAGAGTTTCAAAGGCGTTCGCCCAAACTTGGGCAAGTCGGATATCACCAGGTCGATGAGAACCTAACCATCGCTGACTTGTACGCTCAGGATGGCTTTGGCCGGGATAGGCAGTACACCGATTACGAAGCCTTGAGAGCATGCCTTCAGGAAGTCAGCCGCTATGCCGGCAAGAAACCTGTGTATCTTCCCTTTGGCATGAGCTCGGGATTGGCGGGCGGCGACTGGAACGAAGTGTTGCGCATGATCGAAACGGAATTACCGGAAGCGATCATTGTCCGGAAGACCAGATGACTGGCGTCACCTTGACAAACTGGAATAGTTAAGTTACATTTGTAATGTAACACTTGAACCTTAACAACCGACGACCAATAGTAGAGACATGGATTGAAAGCAATTTCAATCCATGTCTCTGCCGAGGGCAGACATTTCTTCTCCTTTCTGATGCAGCCTGCGGGCTGCTCGATCCGCTGTGATGTCGGGTTGCAGTGGGT